TGGTTTCGCGTGGTGGTGGTCAAGCTGGGGCGCGTGAGGATTGCGTCCTACTCGAACCGGCTCGGCTTCTCGGTGTGGAGGGTTCGCTAATGGAGCGTGTGTGGATGGCAGGTCGGAGACGTCCCGCGGGCGATTACTGCTGGGACATTTACGTCAACGGTGTCATGGTTGAGGGAGGCTTCTGGTCACGTGAGGCGGCGGCGGCTGCTTACCTGCGCTGGCTCGATCTGGCAGGTGAAAAAAAGTAGCAGAAAAGATCGCCGGGGCCTTGCGCCCCGGCACTTTCCGAGTTACAATTGTTTTGTTGGTTGGTTGGTTGGAACGCGCGAAACGCGCAAGGAGTTCAGAATGGCAAACCGAGTGAGCACGCGGGCGGCGGCAGTGGCGGCAGGCAAGATCGCGGCGGAGACGGCGGCGGAGGAGGCGGTTCTCGTGGGCACGTTCGACGAGGCGGCGGAGATCGAGAAGCTCAGCGACGCGGTCAAGGCAGCGATCAAGGCCGGTGACGTGATCCCCCGCAAGAACGAGGTCACGCGCAAGGTCAAGGACAAGAAATACCGCAAGGAGTACCTCCAGCTCGTGCCGATCAACTACCGCGGCATGGCGGCGATCGCGGGCGGGGTCGAGACGACCTGGGGCAAGGACGAGAAGGGCGAGGAGTTCGACTTCCAGGGACCGTGCGCGGTCAAGGACTTCTTCTACGGCAACGACCTGGGCGCGAAGAGCCGCGAGTCACAGCGTCTGGCGGTGCTGGTCGAGGGACCGGACACGGCGAAGCGGGCGGCGGCGAAGAACCTGGCCAAGGCCTTCGGGATCACCGAGGAAGAGGCGCTCGCGAAGATCAACGCGATGGAGTAAGACCCGGGGGGCGGCTCGAAAGAGCCGCCCCTTTTTTGCCTCAAAAAGGGGAGCGCAGACGAAATGAACAAGACGATTTACGTGAAAGACGACGACCTGTGGACGCGCGTCGTGGCGCACGCGCAAGGCCTGGACCGATCGGTCAGCTCGGTCATTGAGGACGCGCTGGCGCGCTACCTGGAGCCGAGTAACGACCGGGCCAAGCTGGACGCAATACAGGCGATCGTCGAGTCCAGGCCGTGCCCGAAGTGCGGTGGACAGTGTGGCTACTGGAACCTGCCTCTCGTCTGCGGACGCTAGGCACCGATGGGGCGCTGGGTCTTGGACCTGGCGCCCTTCGTCGGTCTGGCGGCAGAGCCGGATCTGGGCCGATCACCTAGGATGTGAGTGCCAGCAGGATGCCCCTAGAACGCGCCAGGATGCCCCAGGATCGATCTTTTTGCCGGGGCTGGGGCGAAGTGGCCCGAATGGCGATCGGGCATCCTAGGCCATTCTACAGATTACGACGATGCAAAGTGTTTTCCTCTAAGAATCAAAACCCATGCCAACTCCAAAAAAGCACGCAGTTCGTCTAGTATTCTTCTAGTATTCTTCTCTTGTTCTTCTACATTTCGTCTAGTATTCTTCTAGTATTTCGCGCGTGATGTTTGCGTATATTCGAGTCGATACCCTCCGCCGATAACTCCTTTGTTTGCAATCACTTACGGCGATTCTCGGACACTACCTATCCATAATATAAAGGTATATATATATATAAAAAAAAAAAAAGACAAAGAGAAAGCGAAGACCAAACATTTGGATCGAGATCCCGAAGTGCGCCCCTTGCGCTCGGCGGGGATCTGGTGTATAATGGCTGTGCCAGCCGCAAGTGCAAGGCACGCAACGAGTTACCGGCCAGGCGTGTAAAAACTACACACTAGGGGGACACTAGACGAATACTAGACGAATACTAGAAGAGAAGTAGAAGAATACGAGAAGAAAACGACACCGATTCAGAAAACGAGATCTCAAATGCGAATTATCCCCGGCGAGTATGACTGTGTGAGCCGCGCAAGCTGCAACAGGTCACGACTGCGCCAAGCACACCAGACTAGCTGCGATCCTGCAATGGCCTACTTCCTCATTGCAGTGATGCACGAGAAGCACTTCCCGAAGACCGCTATGCCGATCGTGCGCCTGAGGAAGCCGCGCGTCGACCAGGTCAGAGCGCGTGGCTGGGGCGGGGTCAAGATCAAGGCCGGTGTTCGACGAGGATACGTTTCCCTCCCAATCACACCGCTCCCTGCTAACAAGAGCGCATATCCCTATGGCTACCTCAGGATCGGCCTGGTCGTTCACGAATACGCGCACGCTTTCGAGGTATTGAAGTTCAACAAAACCAATCACGACGTTCGATTCACGATGATCTTGGATGCGCTCCTCCACGAGACAGAGCACATCTGGAACCCTGCGGTCGCGCTGGCTGCTGAGAGCAAGTAAGGGATAGGAGATTCAAATGGCTAACGAGAAACAAAAGGCCGTGTGTGATTCCTGCGAGAACGTCGAAGTGCTCGCGACGATCGGAAAGTTGCACCTCTGCCAGACCTGCTACGCGAAAGAGGTCATGACGCTTCAGGAGACCAAGGAGACCAAGGAGATCGAGGTTGAGCCTTCGACCAGCCCGATCAACGAGCGCCTGAAGCGCGCCTACATCGACAAGGTGAACGGGCTGCTCACGAGCGAGATGACGCACTCGCAACTCAAGGAGCACATCGCCGATCTTGAAGATATGGTCAAGGTTCTCAACACGCAGGTCCAGGCGGCGATGGACGTCGACGAGCAGTGGGCGCGCGATCTTTCCGCTGAGGAACGCGAGAAGCTCCGCATTGCAGACAAGCAATACCGGGCTAAGGCGCGCCCCGCGCTCAACTCCGACGGAACGCTGAAGGTCAAGCCCAAGAGCGCCCCGAAGGAAGTGATCGTCGGTGACGCTGGCGACAAGGCGTTCGAGAACTTGGTCGAGAAGCTCACGCGCACTGGTAAGACGCGCGAGCAGGCCGTGAAGATCATTGAGTCACTGCGGGGGAAGAAGTAATGGTCGTTCCGATCAACCAGGTGATTCCGCTCAGCGATTCTTCCTCACCATACGCGGTGAGGAAGATGAAGGTGACTCTCGAGCGCCAGGGCCAGATCGAGCCGCTCCAGGTTCACAAGGTCGGTGAGCACTACGTCGTGTGGCACGACGATCCGTGGGGAAATGAGATCGTTTACGCGGCGCGCGAATTGGGATGGCCCACGCTGCTCATCGTCGAGACCAAGCGCTACGAGTAACGTAAAGTAGGGGGACTTCGGTCCCCCCATACTTCTAAGGAGAATGAGATGATGAGAATGTGTTTGAGGTGTGGTGGTCGTGAGATTACAGCTTCGGAGCCGCGCAAGCCGATTGTGTGCGCGGATGGCACGAAGCTGTCGGTGCAGGTCGGCTCCAGCCTCTACTGCACGCCCAGGAACGACGAGGGTCCCTGGACTCACGTCGAGGTCGGCTTTCCCTCAGTCCCACCGCCCGAGAGCTGGGAGGAGTTCGCTGACGGGGTCGACGGCGTTAACTCGGATGTGTTCAGCTACGTTCCGGTCGCTCTGGTCGAGGAATACATCGCCGCGCACGGTGGTCGAAAGGTGTGGGTCTAATGGCTGACTTCATCATCGAATACGTCGTGGTTCAGAAGCGTCTGATGCGTATCTCGGCTCCTACCAAGGAGGACGCGATTGAAGAGATTCAGCGCTACCACGAGCAGCACGAGAGCGAGATGGAGAACGAGGTCGTGATGCTCACCTCAGTTGAGGAGGACGGCGAGTAATGTGGACAATCGAGTCCTTCCTCACGGCAGTCGGGTTCCTGGTGCTCGGTTTCATCTGGGGATACTTTATCGGCAAGTCCCGGGGTCAGGACTAGCTGTTCACCGACTGAACGGCTAGACGGGCTACTGTGTAATTCTTACATGGGGTATGTAAGACTTACATATTGACTTCGAGTTCGGGCCTGCTATAATGCCCTTGGGAGGCGCCGCCTAAAACCATGTCGGTAACTGAAGCTCAGAGGAAAACAGTGCTAGAGAATCTATACGCTCAGATCAAAGAGCACGGTTGGGTCGTGGACAACCGGAGTGTGCGGCCCACGCTGATCAAGGGGACGTTCGCTAAGACGTTCGAGACGCACGAGGCCGCTATCATGTTCGCACTCACAGAGATTCGCAAGGAGAAGTAAACCACGAGGAGCGGGTCTTCGGACCCGGTCCTAGCGGCTTACGCTACGTCGGCACGCACGACGTTAAAGATGGCGTGAGAAAGCAGACTAAGACTCATATGGCTGTTGTCGTTAGTAAAGGTCAATCGCAGCTTCGCTTCGAGTGCGAATACTGCCAGAAGAAGGTAACGGAGAAGAGCCGTTATCGCTTCGGCAACTACTGGTCGGTGACGTTCGATTGCGGGCATTCCAGCCTCATCGACGCGCTCGAAGTCGTCGAGGCCGACGACACGGGTTGGCTCAAGTTCAAATCGATCGACGGGCGTCAGCTTTACAACTTCCAGAAAGAGGGCGCGTCTTTCGCAATCGAGGCGAACGGTCGGTGCTTGATTGCCGACGAGATGGGTCTTGGCAAGACGGTGCAAGCCCTGGCTTTCCTCTGGTGGCTTTTCAACAAAAAGCCGAAGTCGAAGGCTCTGGTCGTCACGAAGTCCACGCTCAAGTATCAGTGGTCGCACGAGGCGTATCGGTTCCTGGGCGAGAAGCTGGGCATGAACCAGATCATCGAGAACAAGAACCAAAAGCCTCTCACGGAGTTCGGGTTCAACATCGTCATCGTTTCCTTCGACATGCTGCGTCGCTGTGAGTGGATTCACGACGAGGCGTTCATGAAGGACCGCTTCGAGACCGTGATCATTGACGAGACGCAGAACATCAAGAACCCGACGGCGCAGCGCACGGCTATGGTGCGCCGCCTGACGAAGGGCGTGCCGCACGTCATTGGGCTTTCGGGAACGCCGATCAAGAACAACGCTGACGAATACTTCACGATTCTGAATATTCTCAAGCCCGAGCGCTTCCCGAACCATCGTCAGTTCCAGATGAACTACGTCAACACCTATGACAACGGTTGGGGCACGAAGGCGGGCGGTCTGAAAGACCCTGAGTGGTTCAAGGAGCGCACCAAGGATTTCATCATCCGCCGCACGCAGGACGAAGTAATGCCTGACCTGCCGAAGATGAATCGTCAGTATCGCTACGCCGAGCTTGGGCCTGCTGTTGAGCAAGCCTACGGTGAACTTATGGAGAAGTTCGCTGAGAAGTATAACGGCGGCGAGATGGCGATGTTCGGGTCAGGCGGCATTCTCGAATACATGACGAGAATGCGGAAGCTGACGGGCCTGGCAAAGGTTGAGCCTGTTGTCGATTACGTTACGGACTTCCTGACCGACACCGATCGCAAGATCGTGATCTTCAGGCACCACGACGACGTTCACACGCAGGTCGAGAGCCTGCTCGCCACGGTTTGTCAGGCGATGGGCCTGGAGCAGCCGATCGCGCTCACCAGCGACCTCAGCCCGGAAGATCGGCACGCTGTGGTCATGCAGTTCAAGGACGACCCCAAGTGCCGGGTCATGATTGCTTCGACCCTGGCGTCCGGTGAGGGTCTGAATCTTCAGTTCTGTAGTGACTGCATCATCATGGAGCGCCAGTGGAACCCTGCGAACGAGGAGCAGGCGGAAGCGAGGTTCAAGCGCATCGGTTCAGAGGCGGCGATCATCAACGCGGTCTACCAGGTTGCCTTGGGCACCATCGACGAATACCTGGCCGACCTGGTTGAGAGCAAGCGCCAGATCGTCCACGAGGCCTACGACGGCAAGCGTTCGGAAACCGACTACAACGAGCAAGGGCTGATGAAGGAGTTGGCCGAGATTCTGGTCACCAAGGGCATGAAGAGATGGAAGCTTCAATAAGGAGCGAGAATGTTAGCATTAAATCGTGTGAACCGTGGAGGTCAGGCGTTCAAGCTGGTCGAGGTCTTTGGGGCGCGGCCCCAGACCTCAATCCGCCTGGGCGACCGGCAGATGCTGGTCAACGCCGAGATTCGACAGCTTGCTCAGGCGTGGTATAATTGGATCGTGCGCGGCTATTACATTCAAGACGCGTTCCACTTCCTGACTACCGACGAGCGCGAGTTCATTCAGACAGGTCTGACCCCTGCTGATTGGCAGCTGATGACGGAAAATGGAGTTCATGGTCCTAGAGTGCAGTGATCTTCCTGGTCTTAAGACTCCCTGCTGTGCGGATTGCCGCGCAACGGCGAGTCTTAAGACCGTCGTCTATCCACCAGGGGTGTTCTTTACAGACAAGCCAGACCTGGGCATGGGCATTCGTGGACAGATATGCTGCAATCACATCCACAATGCTCAGCGACTGCCAAGAAACTGGTGGTATGAGAAATACCTCAGGGACAGCAAGCGATTCACAGAGCAGGAGATCCAGTGGGCGCTCCGAGCAACTCCGAATGACCACTACAAAGTGTTCGGGGAGATCCACGCAGCGGCAAGACAGCGAGAGATGAATAAGATCGTCACGCAGCCAAAACGACTGCTGACGCAGCGCACTGGGCAGAATAACTGTCCAGAGTGCGGGAGTAGATGGAATGAGACAATCTGCAACAATTGCGGGTTTGCCAACTGACAAGTGCGAACGCTGCAAGTGCCGTCGGATGGATCACTGTCCTGAATCGAAGGGACACTGCGACAAGCAGCACCACGACTTCGTCGAGCCAGTTGTGCGCCCCTTGACGAACAACGACGTGCGCGCTCAGATCCTGGCGAAGATTAACGGTATCGAGTTCGATATCAGGACATTGTTTGGGGGTGTGAATGCCCAGACGAGACACGCCAAATACATCATTACGCTTAGAGAAGTCCTCGAAGACTACAAAAAGACGCTCGCCGCCATCCCCTGTGACGACGAGCCTTACGTGCGACCTGACGAACAATGAAGTGACTGCGCTTCTCCAGCACTTCTATAACGTCGGATTCATCTCTTACGAGCATGAGTCCGGTGTTATGTCCGTCATCAAGAAGTTGCAGACATGGAGCAGAGCGCATGGCACACTACAGTCCGATTGGGCTACTTTCTATTCGAGATCAGAAAGGCAAGGTGGTCAGGACAGCAGTATTCCAGTTCTACCAGAACGCGGTAGATTACCTGAGCAGTTACGCTCAGCCGAGGGACTGGAAAAAGACGGGGAGTGATAAATACGAGACTAAGACAGGTCACGAAGTGTCAGTTATCATGATGGTTCCTGACGGCATCGACCTCACGAAAGAGAGATACTTAGATGACCAAGAAGGTCAAGAGACCAAAGAGACAACCATACGTGCGGGGCGGAAGGGCTAAACTGTCGCCCTACGTCATGCACCAGACGGACATCGAGTTGAACCGCATCGCGCAGTTCTGTGGTGTCTCGAAGTCGTGGGTCGTTGCCGTGATGCTGGCTGACGCGTGCCACATCAAGGACCAGGCGGGATACGAAGTCCCGAAGATTCGTCGAGTGAAATGACCTATCAGGTGCGGCACCGACGATACGGTGTCTTTCAGGGCGTTCAGATGACAGAGCAGGGGATAGCAATGTGCTATCACCCTGCTGCTGATTCTCCAGAGATGGGATTCTGTGAGTTTCCGAATCTCGAAGCCGCAACTGACTTCGTTCGTTGGGCGCTCGATATCGACACGTTGGGATACACAGAGAACGACTTATTAATTGAAAGCTATAACAAGAGAGGATCAGACCAACTCCAACGACTGGGAGTGCATATCATCACGTTGGACCACTGGGTAAATCTGGTAGACAAAATACATGGGTAAAGAGACAATCGTTGCAGATTCGCAGATCCTGAACACGGTAATGTCGTGTGGCAGGAAGACGAATCTGGAGTTCAAATTGAACTTGAGACCTCATAAGAAAGCTGAGGCTCTTGAGAAGGGCGATTTGATGCACCGGATGCTCCATCCGTATTACTACGGACGGATCAAAGATCCGAAGCCGCATCATTTGGTCGTCACAGATGAGGACGGAGCTACTAGACCACATCCGTATGCTCAGTTCATTGGGATGCCGTATGTCCAACTGGTTGACACCTGCTGCGAGATCGGGCGGCTCGCGTCCTTCGACATGGACCTGGAGCCTGAGTATCGGAATGAGTGCATCAAGCAGTTCAGAGAATACGCATTTCATTTCGCTGGAGACGGTTGGATTCCTTTGGAGGTCGAACAGTCCTACTCCAGGACACTATACGAAGACGACAAGCTGTTGATTGTATACGAAGGGATAGTTGACCTGGTAGCTGACGGCCCGATGGGTCGAGTGATCGTTGATCATAAGACCGCTTCGAGGCGAGAGTCTCCAAGTGACCTCAGCAATCAGTTCATGGGTTACTGCTGGGCGTTGAATTCTCCAAGACTAATAGTCAACAGGATAGGCTTCCAGAAAACTCTCTCGGCAGGTGAGCGCTTCCAGAGAGTCGTTATGAGCTATCCGCAAGGACGAATCGACGAATGGCAGTATTGGGCGACCTACTGGCTCAAGGTCTACGCTTTCTACCTTGAGAACGACGTTTGGCCGCCCAACTTCACGTCGTGTGACAAGTATTCAGGCTGCATCTTTCAACAGATTTGCACCAGGATACCTGAAGCGCGCGAGTTCACGATGCAGACGAAATACAGAGTAGTGGAGCCTTGGAGTCCACATACGAGAGACTATTCCAAATTGATGGGAGACTGAAATGCCCGCTCAAAACCACGTCCACAAGTATAAGAGGAACAAGCTCGGCCCGCGTTATACGGTCTACGAATGTGTGCTCCCGGACTGCACTCACTATCTGCCCGAGTCCCGTATCGTCGGGAAGAAGTGCATCTGCTGGGTCTGCGGAAAGCCCACTGTCGTGTTCCGTGATAGCAACGGCATCCTCGCGAAGCCGCATTGTCAGTCAACCTGCACCAAGGTGGTGAACAACGGGAGGAAGAAGGAAAAGGACGTCATGGAGATGTTCGATCTTCCGCCGCTGAACATCCCGAACATACTACCATGAGGCTTTACTGTTACTTCTGCGGGAAGTCAGTGACCTCAGTGCTCCACCCAGACACCGTCGTCCGAGCCATTCTGGTTTGTCCAGAGTGCATCGAGGCAAAGAAAGTGATCATTCCAGAGGACGAAGATGGCGCAGGATCTAGATAACATGACGATTGGTGGTAAGCAGGTCGCGCTCTTCAAGGGCGATCCTGGCACCGGCAAGACCATCGCTGCTGCCTCTTACTCAGAGGGAAAGGACGACATCTACTTCTTCGATCTGGACCAGCGTATCAGACCTCTGGTCTTGCATTTCGCGCATCCTGAGATGGCAGGCTACAAGAAAGCCATCAAGTATGACACCTACAGTGGTGAGAACGCATGGGCAGACCTCTGCACGAAGCTAGATGGTCTCATCTCCTACAATCCATACGCAATGGTCTGTATGGACTCGCTTACTGCGCTCTCGCGTATGCTTATCAGCTTGATGCTTACTGCCAGAGGCGACGCGGGAAAGCAGAAATTGAAGCGAGGCGGTGTCGCTCTTACGCAAATCGAAGACTACTCAGGAGAAGCGAACGGCATCAATCAGGTCTTAGACGCTATGCGAGTCATCAGCGGGAATGGCAGCAAGTGTCACATCATCCTGACCGCACACGTCATCCAGGTGTCGGAGAAGAGCAGAGCAGGAGCCGTATCAGTTAGCAGGTTCCTGGTCAACGCGGGCGCGAAAAAGACCGTCGCGGAAGTGCCCGCTTACTTCGATGAGGCTTACCACTTCGATGTTCAGACAGGACCGGATGGCAATCCGCAATACCGTGTCCTGACGCGCAATATAGGTGAGGACTGGGCAAAGACCGCTCTGCCCTTGCCCAACGAGATTGACTTCACGGCGCGGCCCGATGGCTTGGATCAACCGAGCCGATTTGGGCTGCTCTACCCTCTGATCATGGGACATGTTAGCTCGTTCCTTGGTCAGAATGACTCGTCATTCGGTTAGGAGGTATGCCTATTCAAGTTTAACCTGTCCTGTCCAACAAACTGTTTCCTGTCCAACTGTTAGGAGGTCTGGAATGGCAGAGACACTGACCATTGATCCAGACGACGAGAGAAGAAAAATGGCAAATCCGACTCCGAAGATGCGCATCACCGCCGACGACCTGAAGCGCGGCACCGTTCTCGACCCCAATTGGTATCCGGCGATCGTGAAGTCGCTGGAGGTCAAGCCCTCCAAGGGTGACGGGTCCACCAACTGGAACTACAAGTTGGAGATCCTCCAGGGCAAGAACAAGGACGGCAAGGACCTCGCCGGCGTCGTGGTCTACCGCCTGTTCAACGAGAAGGCGATGGGCTTCGCCACTCCCTTCTTCGAGGCGTGCGGGCTGAAGATCGTGCCCGACACGGACATCGACCCGAACTACCCCATCGGGAAGAAGATGCTCATCTACGTGAAGAACCGCGAGTACGAGGGTCGGCTCCAGAACGAGGTCGCTGACTTTCGTCCCATCGGCTAGCTTTCAGACCGGGGGGACTTACCATCCCCCCGGTTCGTCGTTCCTTCGATTCTTACAATGTGAGTTAGGAGACAAGATGCCGGACATCGAAAAGACGCAGGAAGAAGAGAAGCAGCTCGAAGAGCACGTTCCGGAGCTGCAAGAGGAAGAGGAAGAGGACGTCGAAGCCGTTGAGGACGATCTCGACGACGACGATGACGACGACGAAGAGTATGACGATGAGGACGACGAGGATCAGCCCGAGGAGTAAGGGTCTCCGCCTACCGCTGGGTCTAGCCATGCCCAGTCTCTAGGCAGCGCACACTGTGGCCCCGAGGTGTGGAGAAATCGGGGCACCTTTTAGGAGTAGGAATGAAGATTCCAATTACAGACATAACAATCAAGGAAGAGGCATTGGTCGATGCTGAGATACAGAGCATCGCTCAGTCGTTTACCGACCAAGGCCAGTTGCATCCGGTAGCTGTTCACCAGGTGAACGGCCACTATGCTCTGATCACAGGTCGCAAGAGACTCGCAGCCGCGCGCCTTTTGGGCTGGACCGAAGTAGAATGCTCAGTTTACGAAGGACTCTCAGCCGACCAGCAAGAGGAGATTGTTCTCCATGAAAACCTCAAGCGATTCGACCTCCCGTGGTTCGAGCAGGTCCAACTCACAGAAAGACTCCACGCCCTCCAGCAAAAGCTCCACGGAAAACCTCCGGAACAAGGCGGTGGACGAGTCAAGACCGGATGGTCAGTCAGAGACACAGCAGCACTTCTCCAACAGGCCGTTGGAAAGACTTCGCAAGATTTGCAGCTTGCTAAAGCCGTCAGATTAGACAATTCGCTGTCGAAGGTCAAGGACAAGCGCACAGCCATGCGTCTCGTCCAACTGACAGTGAAACGCATGGACGACGAAGAGCAGGGTGGCGCAAGCGACTTCAACGGTCTGAAGATGAATCAGCTTTTCTGTGCTGACTCTGCTGTCGCGTTGAAGCACTTCCCCAGCGAGACTTTCCATGTTTGTATCACAGACCCACCTTGGCTCCGATTCTTTGATCCTACTCTGCGACTCGATGAGAGGACATTGCCCGTATTTAGGGAACTGTATCGGGTCATGCGTTACGATTCATTCGTCTACATGTTTGCCGGCATGGACGACTTTCACTATTACGCTGGCAGAACGGAGCCGGACCCGGAAAATCCTTCTGAAGTCAAACGAATTCCTGGAGAGCTGGAAAAGATTGGATTCCGAGTTGCAAAAACTCCGCTGTTTTGGAGAAAGCTCAAGTCCTTGTCCCGTCGCGGTGTTACTCCGTGGGAGCACGGGCGTGATTTCGAGTTCATTCTTGTCGCTGTTAAAGGAAATCCGGTCCTGAAGGGTTCTGGACAGGACTCCTCCTTCTTCGAGTTCGACGCCGTCCCGCCCGTCAAGCTAATCCATCCCAACGAGAAGCCAGTTGCTTTGATGAAGCGGCTCATAGAGGAGTGTTCGCACGAAGGTAGCTCCGTCATTGACCCGTTCGCTGGCTCATTCTGCGTCATGCAGGCTGCAAAGGAGATGAAACGACCATTCATTGGCATAGACAGAGATCAAGACTCTTACTCAAAGGGTTGTAAGAGACTAGGAATCAGAGAAGATTAATGTTACTTGTTGTGATTGAGTCACCTCTTGGAGCGGCTGATCGTGAGGAAATCGAGAGGAACAAAAGCTACGCCAAAGAGGCAATGCTTGACAGTCTCGGTAGGGGCGAAGCCCCATATGCGTCACATCTTCTATTTGACCAACCGGGACTACTCGATGACCTGGTCCCAAGTGAGCGGTGTCTCGGACTACAGGCCGGACTCGCTTGGGGGGAAAAGGCAAGCCTTGTGGCGGTTTATGCAGACTTTGGTATCAGCCTCGGAATGCGGGTTGGTATCGAGCGCGCGACTGCCCGTGGGCAGACGATCGAATACCGATATCTCAAGTCAGGAAACCAAAGCTATGCCTCCAGGGTCTAAGACTTTTCACGAGCTTCTAAAAGAAGCTGGTCAGCTTCATGCTATCAAGTCGCATGACTACGCAAACGACGAAGATCCATATGGCAACTACAAGTTTGCCGGAATGTTGTCACAGTTGTTTAGTAGTCCTGACGACGCTGGTTTCGTTGGTCGGATTGGGGAGAAGCTGTTCCGACTGGCGAACATCGAGAACAACGGGAAGGCTCCGAAGAACGAGAGCATCGAGGACACGGAGAAGGATCTTTGCACGATCATGATCCTCTGGATTTCGATGCGTCGGGATCGTCGCAAGGAATGGCAAGCGCGCTTCAATAAGCCAACCGAGGAGATAGTCCCTGGTGGAACGACCTAATGAAGTCCCAGGCATCGGACCCATCGGTGCCAAACTAGCGATTGTCGGAGAGGCGCCCGGTTATGAGGAGGACAAAGCCGGGCGCCCCTTTGTCGGCCCTTCAGGAGAGCTGCTCGATGGACTGCTCAGAGAGGCAGGGATCAACAGGAACGACTGTTATCTGACCAATGTGGTGAAGTTCAGACCACCAGATAACGACATGAAACGACTGAACGAGATAGACGTTAGTCTCGCGCAGTCCGTTTCAGACCTGATGGATGAGCTTGACGTCGTGCAACCTAACTGCGTGCTTGCACTAGGCAACACCGCGTTGCAAGCTCTGACGGGGAAGTCTGGGATCAAGACCTATCGTGGGTCTGTGCTGCGGTCGAGCAACCATAAGCATAAGGTAGCCGCAACCTACCATCCTGCACACCTACTGAGGCAGGCAGGGGGTGAGGTAGCGGACTACTCTGCGCGGGCCTACGTCCTTCTAGACTTCAAGAAGGCTGAGAGGCAGTCGCACTTCGCAGAGTATAAGGCTCCAGATAGAACCCTGAACGTGGCGCGCAACTCTCTGGACCTCTATAGGTTCAAGAGGCAATACGCGGACAAGAGGGTAGTAGCGGTAGACATCGAGACTATCAAGTGCATCCCATCGTGCGTCTCGTTCGCGTTCACTAGGTTCCATGCCATATCGGTTCCGCTGATCAACATGGTCAGCGAGAGCGATCCGGTTTGGATACCTCATCACGAGTTGATCCAGCTATGGCAATTCGTATCAGGGATTCTGGACAATCCAGAGTATAAGATTGTAGGGCAGAACTTCAAGTTCGACGACCAGAAACTGAGAAGTCCCTGTCAGTTTCGTCCAGCAAACGTCTATGCTGACACGATGCTGATGGCACACACGCTCTATCCAGAGTTCCCGCTAGGTCTCGCTTTCCTGGCAAGCATCTGGACTGAGGAGCCATACTACAAGCTCGAAGGAAAGGAGTTCAATCCGAGAAAAGACACCTTCGACCGGCATTACAAGTATAACGCGAAGGACGCGGCCGTTACACTGGAGATCTTCGAGGAACAGGATCAAGAGCTAGACATCTACAACTTGCGCGACTTCTACTATGGCTTCGTGAACAAGCTGCACGTAGCCTATCGAGACCTAGAATCCGTAGGGATGCAGGTTGATCCTGCGGTCAGGACTGCCCTGAAGAAGAAATACAGGCAGCAGCTTGCTGAGTATGAGGAGAGACTGGAGATTACTGTTGGGCATCCAGTGAACGTCAACAGTCCCAAGCAGGTCAATAACCTGCTCTACAGGGAAATGGGGTTGCCAATTAGGAACTCCAACGACGAGGACACACTAGTCGCGCTCCAGGGCAATCACTGTAAGACAGACGAACACAAGCAGATACTAACGGACATTCTAGTCATAAGGAGAATCAGGAAAACCCTATCAACCTATCTAGATGCCCATCCAGACTACGATGGTCGAATGAGGACTAGCTACCGCATTGTAGGGACAGAGACAGGTCGAACGTCTACTACCCTAATGAAGCCTCCTCTCAGGCCAACGAAGCTGGGACTTGCATTCCAGACCATGACCAAGCATGGGGATACAGGTGCTGACCTACGTAGTCAGTTCGTAGCAGACCCAGGATATGTGTTTATTGAGATTGACTCCTCGCAAGCAGAAGCCCGAGTAGTCGCTTTGCTCGGCACAGATGACGAGCTACTGAAACTGTTCAATACGACAGACGTTCACAAGCTCACAAGCTCGATGATTTTCAATGTTTCGACCGAAATGGTCACAAAGGAGCTACGGTTTGTTGGCAAGACAACACGTCATGCTGGCAACTACGACATGGGTAAGAAGCGACTCATGACAATTGTAAACACCGATGCTAAAAAGTATCACATCGACATCCAAATCAGCGAGTGGCGAGCAGGTCAGATCCTGGACGCTTTTCACGCATTCTCCCCAAAGATCCGCCAGGTTTTCCATAGGGAAATTGTCCAAGCCCTCAGAGACAACGACCGCGTATTGGTCAATCCTTTTGGACGAAGGCGACAGTTTTTTGGACGCTTTGACCACGAGTTGGAGAAAGAGGCTTACGCTCAGATTCCGCAATCGACAGTGGCAGATAACACCAAGCGCGCGCTTTTGCAGATACGCGATGCATCTGCAAATGACATTCGCATTTGGGGCAAGTTCTCCACAACGACTGGAGTATGTGCGGAGGCGCACGACGCTCTAGTGGCTCTAGTTAGAGAGACTGAGATAGATACGTATCTGGAGATTGCTATCCCAGCCTTTGAGAAACCCATAGACTTCTCCCAATGCACATTACCCAGGGGTGAGCTTGTCATCCCAGCGGAGGCAAAAGTTGGAGCGAACTATAAGGACTTGAAAGACTATGAGCTGGCTCGACGATGTCATGAAGGCATCGGCTGAAGTCGAGTCCCCTAAACAATGGGTCTGGTGGAGCGCGATCTCAGCGATTGCCGCTATCTCCGGGTCAAATGTCTTTCTCGACAAGTATTACTACAAGTTGTCACCCAATCTGTTCGTGATGCTTCTCGGAAAGTCTGGACTCGGTAAGGGTTGGCCGATTAACTTGGCGAAGGAGTTGGTCACATGCGTAGACACAACGAGAGTTATCTCAGGCAGGAACTCGATCCAGGCTGTCATCAAAGAGCTTGGAACCATCACCACTAGGAATGGCAAGCCACCGATACCAGACTCCCGAGGATTCCTGGTATCAGGTGAGTTTGTTAACTTCGTTATCCAGGACCCACATAGCCTCTCAGTGTTGACCGAGTTGTATGATACACACTATGCGTCAACCTGGAAGAACACGATGAAGGGAACTGGAGTTGACACGCTCAAGAATGTTTGTCTGACGATGCTCGGAGCTAGTTCACCAGCGCACTTTAGAGAGGTCGTTCACTCAAAGGACATAGAGGGAGGGTTCCTGGGGCGCACGTTAATGATCTACGAGGAGACTCGTGGGTTCATTAACCCTCTGACCGAGGAGCCAAAGAGTCGATTCGATCCTCTCGTAGCAGCTGAGCATCTGATTGGTATCTCTAAACTGAAGGGTCAATTTAAGTATACGAAGCCAGCTAAAGACTACTACAATGAATGGTATTACGAGCTAAGAGCTAGAGACACTCAGGACAAAACTGGAACAGTCCAACGCATACACAACCACGTAGAGAAGGTAGCTATGTGTGTTGCGATGGCGAGGAGTGACACATTAGAGCTAGAGCTGCCTGACATGGAGCAATCCATTGAGGCTTGCACAGCTCTGATTACTCATGTCGAGAAGATTCTACAGGGGGCAGGGGGAAAATCAGAAGTTGCTGAGCACCAAGCGATGGTGTTACAGGTGCTCATTAAGGCAGATGGTCATGAGCTTACGAGACACAAGGTCTTGCAGAAGCTCTTCGGAGACGTCGACTCGTTCGTGCTTAACAGAGTTATTGAAACTCTAACGGAGGCGCACGCAGTAACCGCACAGACCAGAGGAGGTCACATCTATTATAAACTGACGCCTGCGTATCTCAAGCAACTAGAGGAATGGAAACGAAGGGACAAAAAGTCATGACTGACCGTGAAAAGAGGCAGCAACTCGAAGACATCGAGGACAAGTTCGACGTGCTCATCAGCCTGATGCACGAGGTGAGGAACGCCAGAGGCGACGTGAATGGACGTGGTGTCTCAGTGGCTATCACCAACGTCGAGACAGGTCGCCTCTGGTTTGAAGATGCAGCTAAGGACGCCCTAGAGAAGGTAGCTTAGGGCCGACTCCACGGAGCGAGGGGAGACCGCCTCCTCTCGCTCTGCTCTTTTTATCAGGCAGCAAGAACTCGTTCTGAGCCATGCCAGATCCGAAGTATGGGACCATGCTGTAGCCCTGTTTAGCAAGTGCTCTCGTATTACCTGTTGCTGTATTGCCTACCAGGTCAACTACATCGTTCGCGACAGGCCCAGCTCCCCACTTCAGAGTCTCAACAGGTCCACCACGAGCGGCTGAGAGCGCATCAGCGAGCAGACCAAAAGCCCAGGACTGCGCGAGATTTGCACCGAGCCGTTCTATCCCGCTACCCCGATTCTTTATCTCGTCTACCGAACCCTCCTCAGACCAAATCCCCTTGATCGCAGCCTTCGTATCACCTATCACCTCACCTTGCGCGGCGTAGAGGGCGAGAGCCAGGGGGATGTTCCTCTTTGGATTCTCCTTGATAGCGTCTACGATGATTCGACTCTGCCTGAAGGAATACTTCTTGAAGAGAAGAATCAAGTCCATCACAGGATGGTCAGCCCACATCTTCGGAAGGTCGATGCTCTGTGCGCGTCCTTGCGTGATTTCTGCCATCCGACCACCCGCGCGACCTAGCTGGTCCTCGGTCAGTGCCCCTTGCTTGAGAAGTTTATCGACAGGTTCCAGAATCAAGTTCTCCAATCTCTGTCGGGCGCGCTTGTTAGCTGGATTCTTCTTCAGAGTATCGAACAAGCTCTCCGCAGTTCCCTTACCAGTCAGAGCTGCAACTGTGCGGTTAAAGCTTTCTGACTTCTTCATACCATACATTTTCGAGAACCAGGACTCTCCGCCTACTTCTCGAAGCACATCCTGCTCGATGGTCTGAAGCGCACCTGTCGCCTCAGCAGCTGACTTAGCTGTCTTGCCTTTCGTAATAGTCTTAGTCAGAGCTTTTACGTATTCGCTCATATTTCCACGAAGCGGAATAGCTGCCTGCTGACTGATGTTCGACAGTGCAAACTGTGAAAGGTGCATCATCGTCTGCGCTCGGATGATACCCTTCGAGACAGTATTCAGATGACCCATCTGAGTCGCTGGAGCTTCTTTCCCTAGATGTCTGCGAACCAGGTCCATGACCCGCTTTGGATCATCAGTCCCTTCAATCAGCTTCATGATGGGACTCTTCGGGTTTGCGATGTCGTTCGCTCCAAAAGCGCGCGCCTGAGTGACACGTTTTGCCATGTCATTCAAGTGCATGTAATCCGCCCCTGGGTCTGTGCGGTATCCTGGAATAGGCAGCTGCTCGCCTGTCTTGGGATCGATCAGCCTTGAGTTAAAGCTGTGCGATCTGGTATAGGCGCGCTCTGCTTCCTTTTCGGACAATCCCTGCTTCTGGAGTTCCTCTATGACCTTGTCCTTGTTCTTGAAGTATCCCTCTGGATAGATTCGAGGCCAAGCGTTATCACCAAAGGTGACTGCTTTCTTCCCGATCTTATAACCTGACTTAGTGCTCTTCAGGTGGGACTCAATCTCGCGCTCAAGACCAAGCCTGTTCATGAGCGCTTCCTGGACCTGTGGGTCAGCTGGCACATAACCTGTGTCTCGTGCTCTGACATACTCAGCAATCTGCGCCTTGCTCAGCCCCTCAGTAGCCTGTTTCGCGCGCTGAGTCCACTGTCCTGCCAAGCGCTCTGCATCAAGACGAGTCCTGGTGATAAGTCTAGCTAACGCAGGACCAGTCTTTCCTGAGTCCCTAATGACTGAGATATTGCTCTTGCCAATGTCTGCTGCTGACCGACTGATTACTCCAGCACGGTTCTTCTTTGCGACCGTAGCCTTTGCTTTCTCTACAGCACTCACTATCTCAGGCGGAAGCTCATCGAGTAGATTAGCCTGCTTAGGAACCTGCCTTGCTGTCTCAAACAAGGGCTGTTGAACCCCAGGTGCCATCTTTGAGGGAGGAGTCAGAGCTTCAGCAGCTGTCGGACCAGCGCGCTTCGCAATACCCTCATCGACCATTTCGCCTAGACGGACAGCTTCCTCTCCGACTCGGGGAGCTTTCGCTGCTGCCTTCTCAGCCGCACGAGCAGCGTCGTCAGCATGACTGCCAAACTTAGCAGCCATCCCAAGTCCAGCGACGAGAGGCGCTCCGTGGGTGACGATGTTCATCGGATCTACTACGTTCCCGACGTCCATCGCTACGTCGCCAATGAAGTTCATCCACGCAGGATTCGTCCGTCCTGTTCTCTGCTCCTCTTGCTCACTCCAGGATGTAGGCTTACCCTGCACGTGCTCGTAGAGACCCTTACCACCTTCAATGAGCGCGTTGCCGACATCTCCAGGCCTATCCAGCAATGAGCCACCCGCACGAGCCGTGGCAGACCCGGTCATCGCCATGATATCGAGAGGAGTTTTCATCACATAGGGACTTGGCATCCCTTCAGGCTCGACTCTGGTATCAATCCTATCTGCTGCCCCAGGTTGATGTCGAGGCCACCAAGGAGTTGCTATACGAGCGTTCGGGTCGATCTCCTGTGGTGGAGGGACTGGTGGCAACCAGGCATCTGGCGTAGTGGTGTCGATCTGCTTCGCAGCCTGACCAGTTAGTGCCCTCTGAATATTGACCTTCAGAGGAGATGGCTTGGCCGGAGTATACGTAGGCGCAGGCGGAGCATATGGAGTCCTCTTTTGAGAGATGTAGCTTAAGACATCTCTTTGAGTAGGAGGGTCAGGACTATCCCACTCCATATCTATCCGTCGCCCGCCCAGGTCAATCTGGACAGTGGGCCTCTGGGTTGGTCCAGGACGCTGATTCCGATAGTCAAGCAGCGGAAACATGCTTACCTCGGGAGTGAGCCGAAGCTATAATTCCTCGGATTGAGCGTAGCTCCGTCCGGGGGACCGACAGGAGGCAGTCCAGGAGTCTGATACTGCGGCACGTAGCTCCCAGGAGGACGCATCCCCAGATACTTCTGCTGAGCATTCGCAACAGCCGTCTTGAAGGCAGTGTATCCTGGAGTCGCATCAGTGGGCGGGCTGCTCCAGGTATAATCATTCGGTCCCTTGACCGTCCCGTCCTCCTTAACCCAACCCTTCCACTCAGGATTAGAGGCAAGAACTTCCTGCGTAGCCAGAGCTTGCGCCTTGTAGATCTGGTCGGCTGACATCTGGTTGTTTCCTGCACCCGCGATACGCGCGCCCGACTCGACCTGACCCGTGATAGCATTCATCCGACCAGTCTGGGCGTTGAAGCCCGCGATACCAGTCTGGTTAATGCTGTTTGCCAGATTGCCCTGAGCAACTCCAAGCTGACCCTGAGCAACTCCGAGATGGCCTCTGGAGATGTCAATTCCCTGCTGCCCTTGACCAATCCTTGTCGCATCGTTCTGGATATCGGTAGTCTTAGCAGAAGGAATACCAGTATCCACGATCTGATTACCCTTGATCATCAGAATTGTGCCGGTAGGACTGTAGTCCTTAGTCCAGCCCTGATTCTGGTAGTTCGCAATTCTAGCATCGTTCGCTTCTATCGTGGACTTGGCGAGGAGATCAGCACGCTCGTTATCAGCCTTCTTATCGAGATAGTCACGATACTGCTTGACCATCTCGTATCGACCCTTCTGGTCGGTAGCTTCCATGTCGGCCTGCTCCTTCAGGCCAGCACCCTTGAGCTGCCAGTTGGTGAGGGCGCCCTTGAACGGAGCATCTCGCATTCCCTCTCCAAGCTCCATTGCCTTGGGATTCCCTGCGAGACTCGCTGCACCAGCGCTCAGAGCCGCTCCGAGACGACGCCATTTGCTTGGTGCGTAGTCAGCAGCTTGAGGCAAATCAGCGAGATGACTGCGATACGCCTCTGTTGCGCGCCCGCTAGTCATCCGGCTGAGTATAGCCTCAAGCGGGTCTTGTGCTGACTCAGTCGCACGTGCCTGTGGTGTCGTTGGTCCCGACGCAGGCGAGCCAAACGAGACTCCCCGATAGGCTTTCATTAGGGGACTCGGTTGACTCTGCGGACTCGCTAGGTTAGCGAAGCGACGAAGGTCAAACGGATTGTCATAGCTAGGCATACTGTCTAGTCCCCATTCCTGCCAGGTTCGTCCGGCGTTGGAAGTCAGTTGGAGTTAACCAGCCCTGACCCATCGGCATCTCACCCCTTGGCACCTCATCCATAGGTCTATAACCGGGACCGCTAAGTCCGCCACCAGAAGGCGCTCGCAATCCAGCGGTCAGTCCCTTAGCCGCACCGACGGCAGCAGGAGCGTATTTGGCAGCCTGTGTCGCTACCTTACCGACGTTGCCCATGCCCTTGAGGGCGCCACCGCCGATACCGCCAAGCGCGCCTCCGATACCCGCACCGATCAGGGACTTCTTCCATCCCTGCCCGCCGACCATGCCAGAGCCAAATCCAGCTCCGGCCCCGATAGCCATTGGAATGAGTGGAGAAGCCGCTCCGGCTGTGAGGACAGTTGCAGCTATCGCTCCAGCCGGAATAGCCCATTTACCGAATGTTTTCCAGAATCCCATGACTTATGGCTCCTGGAGATTAAACGCCTTGGGTTTGTTCTGTTGGTTCTGACCACCGTAATACGTCGCAGCAGCGTTAGCAGCCGCACCGCCGACCTGCGTCCAGTCAATCCCAGGCTGTGGCGCCCCTTGTCCAGCGTAAGGAGCATTACCCTGATTCCAGATCTGTCTGCTATTCAGACGGTTCTGGTCATACAGTGCTACTTCGCCAGGGACGTCAGTGCGAAGACCGCGTAGGCCACCAGCACCAGCAAGAGCGTTATCGGCAAGGAAAGACGCACGCCACCGAGCATCGGCTGCCGAAGCTGCCGACCCTGCCGCGCCTCGATTCGCCGCGTCACTCGCCATTCCTTCGAGGCCCTTCGTGCCCGCGAGCTTATTCCCTGAGATAAGCCCCTGCATTCCGATCTCATTCCCACCTCCGGCGCTAGCTGCGCCTGTTCTATTCTGAGCGATGGAGTTCGCCATCATACCCGTGGCGTCGACCGCACCGCTCATACCAGCGAGCTTGTTCTGAGAAAGCAGCCCTTGGAGGCTCTGTTCCGCACTCGTCAGACCTGACGTGCCCCACTGGCGGCCCTTATCAACCGCCTCTTGGATACCCAGCTCCGTATTGCGGGAAGTCTCAGCACCAGCACGAGATTGATCTCGAGCCAAGCGAGACATAAGAGCAGCCTGACCAGGTCCACCACCACCCTGAACCCGTCCCAGACGGTTGGCTTCATTTTGAACTTGCCCATAGAATCCAGGGATTCCAGAGTTAGCACGCGCACGCATCATGCCACGAGTGGCCTCGTCGAGTCCTCCAGTTTTGGAGTATTCGTCGAACACACCCAGGCCGCGCATCCGATTGATAGCGTCGGCGTCGAGACCACCTGTATCTGCGAAGTTCTGGAACTGACCGATATTCTTATTTACCTGTGCGCGCTGCTCAGGCGACCATCCCCCATTGTCAGCGATGTCTGCTAGATTACCCTGGAATCGACTGAACATTCCAGTGTCGACACCGCCTGTGTTCATGAAGTTTCGATAGGAGTTTTCGGCCTCACCAAAACGAGGATCGTCGCCCCCACCACCGCCACCCCCACCACCACCCCCGACACCAGGATAGCCTTCGAGATACTGCGCGCCACCAGTCTTAGCGAAGTTCTGATAGACATCGTTCGCACCTCCCCAGGCCTCGTTGGAACGCGCATAAGCATCGGATGATCGACCCTGCTGTTCCTTCTCGAAGTCCTGCTGATACGTCGTGCCCAGCTTCTGGTTCTGAGCATTCAGATTGTTCTGAGTTTTCTGATCCTTGTTACCACCCATCACAGCTCCTTAATAAGAAGTTCGCCAGGTCTGTCTGCCGGACGGAAACGGAAGTGTTTCTGTATAAGGAGCGAGAAGTCTGGGTCTGTGATGAAGGCGTAAATTTCCTGAATGCCTTGCATCTCAGCCCCTCTAAAAGCCTCTAGCATTAGCTTTCTGAGTGCGTCTACTCTGTCTCGTTTAGACGCATCCTTATCGAGAAATAACATAGCCTCTGCGAACAGTCTGACCTGCCCATAGCCTATGATCTTCGGTCCGTTCTCTACTACAGCATCGACTATTATCGACTTCCTGTTCGGTAGAGAATAGAGGTGTGAATGATGCTCCTCCCATATCTTGCTAATGGCAGGCTCATCGGCCCAATCGAAGTCGCGTAAGGTGTTCATTCGGTGAACAGCTAACCTCTCGGTTTGAAAGTTCTTACCTCAGCCGCACTGTTTAGAATATCTCCGAGTTGCTCAAAGGATTCGGAGATGATACGGTCCATTGGTGCGTGCCAGGGTTCATAGGAATAAATAAGCAGATATTGTGCATGTTCCCTGAGGTGTTTCAGAAACATGAAAGCTGTAATCTCATCCAGTTCGCGCAACCGATTGAGTGACAACAGAATAAGCTGGTAGCTTCCCAGATAAACGTCAATGTCTAATACGTTTGACTGGTAGATACCGCCGCTGTGGCGCATCCTTGCCTTAGTGACGCGCTTTGCGTCGACCTCTACGCCTATTGGTGAGAGAAAAGGATACTGCTTACAAAGCTTTTCGAGGAGTAAGCCATTACCACAACCTAGGTCTAGGACATCTCCCTTGGAAAGTGTCAGCTTCTCAGTCGCCTTGAGTATCAAATCATGGGCAGCTTGCATCGATGCTCGACTACTGAACCCATTATCCGTCCAGTCGTCTTTTACGATCTGAACCAGCTTCCTGGTCTCCTTGAATGGAAAGTATTTCCCAGACGCGCCCTCTGTAGGATACAGGTTACTCGGTCGATCAATAGTGACCACTTCGGGAAGTGCATCGGTCGAGGTGATGACCTTCAAGCAAGGTGTCGTAATCATCGCTACGCCGTGCAGGGAGGACCACCGAACAGGCCAGTCAAGTATCTCCGTCAGCCAAGCCATCTCCTGTTCGTAGCCTGCCTGACCCATGTATGCGAGAATCTGTCCCCCGAGTTGCTCTGTTTCGTCGCAATTGAACGCACAGGGCAGATGAAAGACTGCTCTAGCTCCTATATGACGAAGCAGGATATTGCAGACCAGGGAACCGGATACTATCCCTGACTTGAAGTTAGTCATCGGATAGGTAAGGTCGCGCCACCCGTCATTTCTCCAGTGCTTCTCGAAGAACTCTGTGCAACATACGGGATAACCGAGGGACAGTCCTATCTCCCGATTGTTCCCATGCACCCAGGATTGGATGAAATCCTTAGGCTTATAGCCTGCATAGACCCGATAGCTCCAGGGCTGTGACGGGTCGTATGGTTTGGCTGCATTCCCATAGACCGGAGACATTCCCTCTTGCGCGAGAATAACGTATTCTTCCTCGTGGTCAATACACCATTGCTGGAAGGTGATAAGTTGATCAGGCGTAATAGACTGTAGCACTCCCGGTCGAAGTCCAGCTGTAACAGT